GTTCCGGAAAGTATTCTTTGTAGTATCCTACAAGCTCTTTAGCGAAGTCGGCAATAACGTGGTGTTGCTTCTTGTTGTTTATGGCCATTGCCGTAACCGTGCAATAGTCGTGGCGCATTGCCACTCTTGGTGAGTAGCCGAAGATAGCACTCGTGCTTACAAGCCCTCGGCTTCTTTTGCCGGTGGCGTATTCAATGTTTTTTACAGCCCAACGCAATGCACTTGTGTCCGTTTGCAGTTTCTTGTACAACACCGTGGGCTGCCCGTCAACATAAATAATCACATCTTCCTTGATGACTTGGCTTACATCGGAGCGCAGTGCCGTGCGCTTCTTGAATTTGTCTACATCAATGTCTTGACGCTTTAGGTGCAGTTCTTTCATCGTTTCATTTTAAGCTCTGCCCTGCCTCCTTTTCTAAAGTAAAGGGTACAGTGCTTTGGGAACATCTTCTCTATCTTGCGAATACTATCGTATATATACTTGTTGTTTCTAAACTCCTCAAGGCCTCCGGTGCCAAAGTACTTTGTTTTTACCGTGTAGTTGTTAAACCTAAAAACCTTGCCGTTGTGTATATACTGACGGATTGAATACTCATAGTCCTCTCCGTGGTTTGTTTCTCGCTTCAGGAAATCATTGTGCTCAACAATAAAACCGTAGCAAGATGCAATAATATAACACAACTTTGTCGTGTAACTGTCCGACATAAAGAAAGGGTTTGCTGCTGCGTATATACCCCAACACTTACTTCCTTCCCTTTGCATAGCTTCGTACCCACCTATAATTAACTCTTTCTCAAAGTCGTCTACCTCAACAAGTTTCTTTTCATTCTCCCAACGATAAATACCTGTAAGGTCATCGTCAAGTGATACAATGTATTCTCCTTCTTCAAAGAACTCTTGTTCTATATAGTTTCTTGCCGCACCTATTGTTGGCACGGCAAGTTGTATGTTGTTATACTTGTTGTTGGCGAGAGCTTTTTCATACCTCTCCTTTTCCTCCTCGTTTGCAACGAAGATATAAACCTTGTCAGGCGGTATGTTATACCGCTCAAGGACTTTAAGGGTTTTATCCTGCAACTGCTCCTCTCTCTTGTAGGAGGGTATGATAAGTTTGTACATTATGCTTTTGGTTCGTATTCCTCAAGAAGTGCAATAATTACATCGGTGTTGCTTTCAAGCTCACGCTCCTCCATAATCTCCTGCAGCTTTGCAAGAGCATACTCGTATTGCTGATTGTCAAAGTACATTGTTATCTGCTTGACCTTTGAGTTGATATAAGTGTCAAGGTCTTTGTCAAGCTCGTCCATATCAAACTGCGGCTCAACATCCTCGTCAAAATACGAAGCCGGAATATCTAATCCCCAATCACTCAAGTCTTGTATTTCCCATTGGTTTGCAAGTAAGTCCCAATCCCACTCGCCAAAGGCAGCGTTGTCTTTAATAACAAACTCTTTCTTTTGCTCATCAGTAAGCCCCACCGCTTTTACAACAGGGACTTCTTGAATGCCTAGCTCCATACAAGCACGAAGCCTCATATTGCCACCAAGCACAATCATATCCTCATCAACAACCATTGGGCGCAGCTCAAGCATCTCCGGAAACTCCATAATGGATTTCATTAGCTTTTTGAACTTATCGTTCTTAATTACCCTTGGGTTGTAAGGGGAGAGCTTAACCTCCCCAATAGCTACCTTTTCAGCTTTCATAATGTTTCTTCAATATAATATCCATCCAAATCAATTCCTTCTTGGAAGAACTTCTTGTAAAGTTCTATACCTTTTCTCGTGCGCTCCTTACCACTGTTGTAGAAATCCTCGCTAACGTGGTACACGCCAATGTCAAGACTTCCTTTGTCAATAGCAACAAAGTGGAAGTTCTCCGGAGGTATTCCGAAAAGGTTGCAGTAAATATACACTTGAATATCGTAACCATACTTGTAGGCTGAATACTTGAAAGCGTGTAAGTCGCTTGTTGTTTTCAGGTCAATGATATGGTCGCCTTGCAATATATCTGCCTTGGCTCGGAAAGGCATACCATCAAGCATATCTACTCTTGGTATCTCAAACTGCGCATCTTTTAAATAACCAAGTACCTTTTCGTTGCGGAGCATATGGTCTTGCAACCTGCGAACCTCACCTTCTTCTTTTGAGGTTATAACGTCAAAGCCTTCGTTGGCCTCAACTGCTTCTTTGAATTTCTTTGTTGCTCGTGATTGAACATCTACAACGACAACGTCATCCATCTTGTGTGGTTCAAGAACCGACAAGTGAAATAGCTTTCCAATCAACAAGGCTTTTGAATTGTTGTTGCCTCCGTACTTGGTAACGTAGTGGTAGGTCTTGGGAGATTGTAGTAGCATCTTGATAGAACTTGAGGACAAGGCTGCTTGTCCCAAGTATCCGTAGTAATGCTCGTCCTCCTTTGCAAGTTGCTCAAGATGGCCTACCTCGTGGTAGATACCATCAAGCATTAGAATTTCCTTGTTACTGTAAAACATCGTACATCTCCGCTACGTTAAACCAATCCATAAAAAGCGTTTGCAATGCAACACACTCAAGCGGAGAGGTAACCTCAAACTCATCGTACTCATTCCAATGCTTGTACTCAAAAAAGAAACGAGCGTGTTTGCCAAGCCCTCGCATTATGATTGTTTCTTGTGGGCCACCCCACGAAAGCATCCAATGAAATTCTTCTTCTTCCGGTTTGTACTTGAGCTCAAGGCCGTAGTTGTTAAGGCCATCGTAGTCTTGGGAAATCATCATTACCTCGATGTCTTCCATTCTGCTGATAAAGTGTTCTCTTGTGTTCATAGTAGTTGGTTGTTATTTGGGAGGGTTTCCCCTCCCCATTGATTGTTACGCTAATTCTATATCCATTTGTCTTGAGTCTACCTCTGTATGACAGTCGTATGCTACGGTATCTGTATTTATTTCGTGCATCGTGTTTTGGTAGAAATCGCTATTCTCGTTTTGCAACTGCTTGTATTGAGCTTCAGTTACTGTCGTTTGTTACGTAAAGAACCTCGGTGTATGTTACCTTGATAGTTTTCATAGTTGGTTGTTTTTTAATTAGTTCCATAAGCAATTATAAAAAAAGTAAACTTATCAACAAAAAGTTTACTCATTTATTTTGTTTGCCAAGTAAACAGGTAGGAAACCAACCGTCTTTACAATCTTCCTTCTATCGCTAAAGTGAGACGTGGTGGGCATTCCGCCTTTATCCTCCCATTGTGGCTCGGGCAGTTTTCCTAAATTGAAAACAAACACACCTTCCGGTGTACTGTTAATATATATTGGCGTGGTTCCGAACTCCTCGCTGCGTTTTAACAACGCATCGTACTTATCTTTCTCAATGAGAAGTTCATCGTAATGCTTGTTACGACACTTCAACTCAATGTCCATCTTGTACTTTTCGGAATAACAATCATAGCGAGAGTATTGCTTCTCGCTTTTTTGCAGGTCAGGTACGTGCGTTAGCTTGACTATGTTAAACAGGTCTATCTCCCTCATAGGATTCGTATAAACCCTTTAGGTCGTTTATAAAGGACTTCCACTCTTTCGGAGCACAAGGGCAGGGAATAGCAAACTTATGGCTAAAGACACGTGCGTGTATCTTTGCAAGAGGTTCTTGGTATTGTTCCTTGATTGCTCGGCCATCAAAGTTTGAAAAGAACTGCTTTAGTGTTTCGTACTCACCGACCTCCAAACAAGATATCTGACTCTTGCGTGGGAATAGTTTGTTCAGCTTTGCCTTACGAGCATCGCAACCGCAATCAATTCCTGTTGTTTCACTAAACCAATCAACGGCAGCCTTGATGCCGGTTGCCTTTGTTAGCTTCTCAACATCATCTCCCAAACCTTTTGACTTCTTCGGCCTACCTTTTTTCTTTGCCGGAACGGAACTCTTTGTACTTTTCTCCGTGCTTTTGTTGGATTTTTGTTCGGACATTTTTTATTGTATTAAAAATTGAACTTTGACTTATTTTACTACCCTCACTCAACTCACGTATTGTTTCGTTGTCTCCGTAGTATATCTCAAATATCTTTTTGTCGTACCAATGCATACCCTCAATAGTTTGCTCCACTTCCGTGAGCAACTCCTCAAGGGTTTCTTTGCAGTTACCAATCTCCAACACGTCATCAGTAAAATCTTCCTGAATCTCTTGCAGTGTAACCTTCGTTCTTTTTTGGTCGTAGTATAGATTTCGTAAAGTAATGTAAACGTAGAAAGTGTTTACATCATCATCACCGTACTTGATTTTCTCGTAAGTTGTTTTGTCGTACAGTTTTAGATACATCTCCTGCACAAGCTCTCTTGCCCACTCTTTGGTTAGGCCAAATGATTGAGCCATCCGCATCCAATCGGCATCTCGCTCGGCAAGTTTCTCAAGAAGTTTCATTCAACGGTTTATGCATCCGTTGAAATATACACTAAATTTCTATACGGTCAAGAAGTTCTTCGTTTTTTTTACGAAGTTCCTTGTTTTCTGCCTTGAGTTGTTGTATATCAATCTTGATATGACCGTTCTCAATTTGCGCATCAAGTATTCTTCGCTCCACCTTTTCTATGGACGTGATACAAAAGCTGATTGCCGTGTACATTGCCTCGAGTTGTAGTATTGCAGTAAGATTGTCCGAGTTGTCTTTTATCATCTCCCCGATGATAATCAACTGCTCCCGTAGAGCATAGGTAGCAAAACCATCCATAGCTCATTATAAATGAAAGTTCTCAATCTCGTCAGCAAGGAATTGCCACAAGTCGCTTTGCATATCCACCTTGTCCATATTGGAAGTGTAGATTGAGCCAATTTCCCATTGGTCATCAATATGTGGTTGGTCGTAGGTTTGTTCCTGACCTTGGTGAAAGTCAATCTGAACATACCAGTCAATGCCACCTACCTCAAAGTGTCGTAGACTTCGTTTTGCTACCGTGTCCTTGAATAGTTGCTCGGCAGCGTAATCGTTTACAAGGTCGTACACCTCATCAAAGATAATGTCGCCGTGTTGCTTTTCCAATGCATCTCCGTGCATATGGCCAAAGTCTTGTAATAGTTTTAATAGTTCCTTCATAGTTGGTTAATTTGAATCAATGTTAAATAAATAATTCTTCTAAAGCAAAAACTTCACGTAAGTCTTGGTTTGCTATTGTATAATTATCCGTTTTCATCTTGAAAGAAGTGCCGTCATCACGCACTATCTTTTTCCCCTTGTGGTTAAATGTTGCTATCTTCTTGAAGTCATCGGTAGATATGTACCCACAAACAGTTAAAACGCTTGTACGTTTATTTAAGCTGCAAAATAGATAGTAGTCGCAGTCGTAATTTACCTGCGATGCTATTAGATTGTTGACATAATGGGGTTTTGGTTCTATGGTTCGGCCCATTGTTTTGACGTCCCACTTTCTTTCATCGGCATCAACCAAATCAAAGCCACCGTCAAACCCACCGGCAAAGTCCATCTTCATTCCCAAGTAGTATTTAATGGTGTACTCGCCAAGAAGTCCTACATATTGTTCTTCTTGATTTCCGTCAGCGTTGCCTCGCTGACCAATGTTGTTGTCCTGAAGGTAATTCCAAACCTTTATCTTTAGTTCCTTTGGTATGTTTAGTTGTATCATAGGTCTACAAAATGCTTTAATACTTCTACCTCGTCTCTTGATAGCTGCCTTCTCATATGCACCTGTATCAATACATCAACCAATGCTTTGTAGTTTTGCCTGTTGATTAGCATCAATTCGGTACCGGCCTTATTCATTTGTTTTTGCGAATGTTGCAAACTGTATGAAAAAAGCATCACGGTTTTGTTCTACCATAAACAAATGCCAACTGCTTCTTCCGAATGCAATACGGAAGAAAGTTATGTTCCACCATCCGGAATCAATATGCTGCCAACCAAATAGCTCAATGTCAAAATACTTATGCATCTTTTTCTACTTTTTTAATTAGGTTCTCTTTCACTATCTTATTTGCCATCTTGTTTCCTATACGGTCCATAGCCCTTCTTTGCCTCCGGTTAGGCTTGTGGTCTTTCATCTCTCTTTGGTGTTAAAGGTTTGCGCCTATTTTTATATGCTTGCGCCTATTTTTGTCAAGCTATCACCTGACAATGTATTATTAAAGGTCAGTTTATACCCTTACTTGTATCATTAAAGGTCGTGTTCTATGTTCTGTCTCTCAACATACCTGCGCCACATATTAGCAGCCCAAGCCTTTCTCTGCATCTTGTTAGGATACACCTTTCTTAACCTCGCATTTGCTATGCGTAGGAATTGCTCCATCTTTCTCATAGTAGGTTTTTTAATCTTAAACATTCAGCATTCAAGTTCTTTGCCCTTTCTTCGGCTCTTTTAAGAGCCTTTACGAGACTTTTATTCGTGTGTTGAAGAACCTCAATCTCTCCAATATATCTCTCTTGTAAACGCTTTATTTTGCGTTCATAGGTAAGCTCCCAATTATTTACAATATCCGTATCGTTCAGTTTTATTGAACGTTTCTTTAATATCTCCTGAAGTTGGTCGTCATATTCCTCGCACGTTTTCTCAATCTCACTTGTGAAAAGATTATATACCCGTGCGTATGTCTTGTCGTTTATTAAATTCCACTTATGATTCTTACGACTATGAATTACCGTCGCGTGGTCACGCTTCAGTATTCTTCCTATTTGCTTCATAGGAAGCACCGTGTTCTCAAGACAAGCCACGGCAAAAGCGTGGCGGTGTATTACATTGTACCGGTCTCTTGTTGGTTTTACATTGTGTTCCCTTGCAATTCGTTCCCACAATTCTTGTATTGTATCCTTTTGTTCTATGATAATCATAAAAGTCTATTGTGTATTTTTTTTAGCCATTCCTTCTTGCTCGGTACGTCCCCGTATTTAACGTGGCACGAACGACAAACGGCCATTAAGTTCTCAATCGTATCTGCAGCTTTTGAACCGCCCATACCTCGTGCCTCGATATGGTGAATATCTACGGCCTTTGAACCGCATACCTCACAAGGTATGAAGTCCTCACGGCCGTAGTTAAAATAATCAAGGTATAGCTTGGTATGCTTTTTCATTACAGGTTGTCAAGTTGTTCCCAAGTACCCTCAAATCCGGGTATATCCTTTTTACGTTCGTGGTGTACAAGGCTTCTCATATCCTCCATAAAAGTTAATGGCGTAGCCCAATCGCATTGTCCGATTCCACTCAAACGGTTTTGAATGTGGTCAAGTATTTCTTCTCTTGTTCTCATACGGCAAGTAATTTGTCAGTTGATGTTGCAATGCTATGCTTGTCGCCTATGTAATAGTTCCAATAGGCTTGTACGCTGCAGTCAGTTTTGTATTCTTCAGGCATACATTGTGGTGGTTGCTCAAAAGTATTGACTGCAATGTTAGGAGGAAGGTCTGCAAGGACCTGCTCACACTTCTCAATAGTCAAGTGCTTACGGCCATAACGTCTTGTATACTCACGACCAAGAGCCATCATATGAAGATATACCCATTGGTAGTGGTTAGCATCGCTGCGAGTCCATACGGCTGATGGGTGGTTTTTGTGTGTTGCCTTGTAAGGCACATCCTCGTTGCCGAGCTCACGATGAGCCGTGCATAATAGTTGTGCTGACTCAAGAATCATTTTGACAACGTGTTTGTTGTACATTAGCCTTGCAGACTTGTCGGGACAGGAGTTTAAATAGAAAATGTTCATAGTAAATAGTTGGTTAATTATTTAATGTTAAATAAAATAATCGGATTAAATGGTAAGCTGCTCATTATTTTTGCGAAGTTCACTTACAATATCAGTTCCACCTATTGTAAATCCAACGTTCCCCACCTTGCTTCGCATCACAACAGGCTCCTCCATTGGCGTAGGTCTACCACCGGTTTCCATTTCCTTAACCTTGCGAACGTGCAAGTGTGAATACATCCAATCAGTTGGGTGTTGCGAGTAACGGTGTATTACCATAAAATCTGATGCACGGTTCACCCATTTACCGCCTCCTTCGGAATCTGCAGACATTGGTGGGCTTGGAAAGCCTTCGTAGTTTTGTCCTTTCTTGTTGGTTCTTCGCAGGGCTTCAGTAACTGCGTGTGTATTTAGCCATATACTTACGTTGTTTTTTGAGCAAAACATACGCATCATAGTTGAGGCAAGGTAGTCGTAGTCGTGTCCGGTTAAACCGGCCATCGCATCTTTGTCTTTTGCAAGAGAATTGTACGGGTCAATGAGAAAACCATCGTACTGCCACTCATCGTGTATTTCTTGCGCTCGTTCCAACAGGCTTTTGTAGGTCAGCAAATCGCTAATGTCCATTATAACAAAGAATTGTTGCAGGTACGTAAGGCTTGTCTCAAACCTTACTGACGATAGCTTTTCAATGACCTCACCGTTGTAATACTCAATGAGCTTTTTCATAATTGAGTACGGCTCATTCTCGCTTGAGTATATAAGCCATTTAATACCGTGCTTCAATGAAAGCAAAAGCATCAAGTAAATAGTAAGGCTTGTTTTCCCTACGTTGGCGTGGCCAAGTATTATGTTAAAGTTCTTTGGTTTGAATCGTAGAAATTCATCTATCGCTGCGTGGCCGAACTTGTAGCCTTCTTTGACACGGCCTTCTCGTACCGCTAATAAATCTTCGTGTAGTTTGCTAAAATCAATCGTGTTCTTCATCGTCGTTCCCTAATTCTAATCTACGAAGCATCATTTCGTATTGCTCACGCAGCTCGGAGTATTCTATTTGTAGTCGGCAGTAATCAACTGCAAGCTCCTTGTACGCTAAATCTTTGCGCCATAATGCTTCTTGTAAAAATTTCTCTAATTCTTCCATACCCAATTATAAAAAAAAAGGGTGAGCTTTTGGCCCACCCCTTCAGATATTTTAGAACGGTAAGTCGTCATCAGTAGCTGGAGCTGATAACTGCTCACGGACTTGAGCCGGTGGTGGCGTGGCCTCCTCCGGTTTTGGTTGTTGGTTAACCCACTCGTTAAAAATATCTGCTACCTGCAAAACTTGATTGGCCTTGAGGTTCATACCGGCAGAATACTCAACGGCTGCTTTTAAAGCCACCTGACGAACGATTAGCTTGTCCTTGGAACCACCGCCTCCGGATGAAGGCTTATACCCTCCACCGCCTCCGGAGTAGTTGCTATTAGGGTTTACACGTTTGAATCTTGATTTCTCTACATCGTATGTGTAGTTAAATTCTTCACCGGTCTTTGGCTCCCAAGTCTTGGTAAAGATTGAACCGCTTTGACCGTTGTCTAACGATAGTTTGTAAATGTTGAAGTCGTTCCACTTGCTTTCAAACATTACGTCTTTGATAGTTGCTGTTTTCATATTTATTTAAATTAAAGTTCAAAGTATTTGCGTTCTACATATGTCGCCTCGGCCTCAAAGCCTTGGTCAGTAAACATATTCCATATTGCCAATGCATCTGCTGCACTAACAAATTTTTCTATTTGCTCCCTTGTGTAAATCATAGCTTGTGAGCTTTTATAAATTGGTTGACTAAATCTTGACAAGTATCGTTGCTGATACCTTTTGCTTCGTAGTCCCGATAAATATACTGACGGGTCATTGCAAGTTCCTCTCTTAAGGCTTTTACTTCAGCCTCGTAGATTTCAATTAGTTGGTCTTTCATAGTTATTAACAGTTGGTTGAACAAGACAATGTTAAAAAAAAGTTTGTTCTCAACAAAAAAAATAACGTAAAAAAAGAAAGCTCGGCTATGAACCGAGCTTTCCAACCAACTAATCTACAAGGGAACTAACGTAGATATACTGTAACTATTGAAGTATCTTTTTTAATCGTGCTATCATACGAGAGTTTAATCTCTCCAAGATATTTAGGGGAATCATTAGGCAAAAATCCAAGGTCAACAAGACTATCACAAACAAACTTTGAAACCATAATACAGTTATCAAGGTCATACCGATAATTGCAGCGGATATGGAGTTTCGCAGCTCCGTAAGCATTAACATCATAACGGTTAAGTTCGCTTTCAATTTCTTTTTTCCATTTATCCTTTTGCTGCTTTCGGAAAGTCCAATGGCGGCTGGAGTAAAAGGCGTTAAGGGAAGGAACCTTACCAACGCTGATTTCAATTTCATCGGTCCATTGCATCTAAAAGGCGTTGACTTTTTTCAGCATCATACTTTCCAATCATCTTGTAAATATGCTTACTGATGTTGCGGATTTCCTTTTTTAATTCAGGTGCTGCTTCACTGTCATTCCAGTTAGCGTGAATTGAAGTATCAATCGCAAGAAGTATGTCTACTATTCCCATTTTAACTTGTCAGTTTATAAGCCTTCTAACGAAGGCTATTAAACTAATTATAATTAAACTAACTATAACTAACTTAACAAGGTCAAAGTTAGACAACTTTTCTTGGTACACAACTTTTGGAACTAAAATTTCCTTTTGTATCCGGATTGTATCCGGAGGACATTCAACCTCAATCGTAAAAGTATCGTGAACGACCTTCAGAAGCGTTTTAACGCCATTTTGCTCAAAAGTGAGGGAAGTGTCCCTATGGATTATAAACGTTCCTTTAGAAGGCTTTATTGGAATTAT